GGGTTTAGTAGATCGCGTGTTGGTTATATGCCCTCTGTCTATTATGAAATCAGCATGGCAAGAAGACTTGTTTAAGTTTGCTATGCACCGTAGCTGTTCAATTGCCCACGGTACTTCTACTAGAAGGAAAAAAATAATAGAGGCAGGGTCTGAGTTCGTGATTATAAACTTTGACGGGGTAGCTGTGGTCAAAGACGAGATCATGAACGGTGGCTTTGACATGGTTGTCGTAGACGAAGCCAACGCCTACAAGAACGCACAAACAAATAGGTGGAAAGTATTACGAGATATCGTTGCAGATATTCCGTGGCTTTGGATGCTTACTGGTACTCCCGCAGCCCAATCACCCGTTGATGCGTTTGGTCTGGCAAAACTAGTTAACCCCAATGCCCCTAAATACTTCGGGCAGTTTAGAGACAGAGTGATGTACAAGGCTACACAGTTTACGTGGAGGCCAAAACGAGACGCAGACAAGATCGTGCATGAAGTTCTACAACCTGCGATTAGGTTTGAGAAAAGTCAATGCCTCGACTTGCCCCCTGTTACTTACGTAGAACGAGAAGCACCTCTGACCAAACAGCAGGCAGCATACTACAAGCTGCTGAAAGAACGGATGATGATGGAAGCTGATGGAGAGCAAGTTACTTCTGTAAATGCAGCGACTAACCTCAACAAACTTCTACAGATATCAGGCGGTGCTGTTTACTCAGATGACAAAGAAGTCATTGAGTTTGATGTAAGCAACAGATTGAACATCGTGAAAGAAGCGATAGACGAGTCATCTAACAAGGTTCTGGTGTTTGTGCCTTTTACTCACACTATTGAATTGCTAAGAGACTTCTTGTTGTCTAACAAAATATCTTGCGATGTAATATCAGGAAAGGTTTCTGTTAACAAAAGAAACAAAGTAATCAAAGACTTTCAAGAAAACGAAAAACCTAGAGTGCTTATTATTCAGCCACAAGCAGCTTCACATGGTCTTACTCTTACTGCTGCTAACACAGTCATATGGTATGCACCTGTTACTAGCGTGGAGACATACTTACAAGCTAATGCGCGTATAGATAGGCCGGGTCAACACAACCCAATGACTATTGTTCACATACGCGGTAGTGAAGTTGAGACACGCCTATACAAGATGTTGCGGTCTAACATCGACCACCACCACAAGATAGTCGATTTATATAAACAAGAAATAAATACTTGACACTGTAAAGCGTAGCAGTACACTACTTGTCCCGATTGAAAAGGAGTAGTGATGAACGCAACAGACAAGGCAGATAAACTAACGGCTGTGTATCTCAGTATGAGAGACGCCATTAGAGAAAAAGAAGAAGAGATAAAAGAAATAAAAGTACAACAAGATAAAGTAGCTAAGAAACTTGATTCTTTTTTTGGTGAAAAAGGTGAGTCTCTTAAATTAGCATCCGGCACTGTATCTCGAAGGTTACAGACTACATTTCAGATAAGTAACTGGGACGAGATGCATAACTTTATAAAAGAGAACGATGCTATGCACCTGCTTGAGAAGCGAGTGCACAGTACAAACATGAAGGAATTTCTGGAAGCTAACCCAGATGTAGTACCACCAAGCCTTCAGGTTATACGAAAAAACATTATCTCTGTTCGTAAACCCTCTAAAAAATGAACCGACTTCGGGTAAAGGATGGGTGTTTCATACACCCTGATACTTACGAGCCTCTGCGCTCTATAGAAGTTGTAATTACAGATAGAGGAGTATTATCAAGAAACTATTACAAGGACGACAACCTTGTTTGTTGGTCTGTAGGGTGCGACTTTCCGCACGAAGATGTAGCTAACAAACAAGCACCCAGATGCTTAGATTGCGACCAAAGCATAAAAGTAGGATGGGGAACAGCGGGAGCGCCTTGTAAATACTTTACTTTAATTAAGGTAGCGTTTCTTGATTCTAAGTATCTTCATGAAATTAGGCTTGGAGCTTTAAGTTTATTTTCAAAAGAAGATAACAGGATGAGCCTTTATAAATATGAGGATCATCTAAAGCGTAACCGAGAGGAAATCGGTAACGTGTTAACTGAAATATATTTTGTAGAACATGGAAATACCTACAAAATGTTATTCAAACCAGTTCGACCTTTAACAGAGGAAGAACTAGAAAATATACAGCAGCTTGAAGAAGCTGTACAACCAACCCCTTTTACGGAGCAGCACATGGCTAGTAAGAAATTTAAATCGCATGTTATACGTGGAGTAACTGCAATGTATCCACGCATCAATCAGCCCTACCACTGGAGCGAATCACAAAACAAAAGTGTTCCTTGTGGTGCTACACAAGATGGAGCCGCTTACGAGATGAGCTTCACAATGAACAAAGATCAGGCAGCGGAACTGTATGCTTTGATGAAAGAAGCATATATGGAAGGACGTGAAAAATCTTGGCCGGAAGAATTTCCTAAAGCTAAAAAGATTTTTAACAAGCAAGAAGACGGCACTTATCTAGCTAAGACTAGTATAAAAGCCCAGTACAACGGTAAGTTAACTAACCCACCCAAGCAGTACGACTCACAAGAAAAATTACTTGGTGAAGACTTCATGCTCACTACTGGTAGTACAGTAAACATAGCCGTTGATTTTTTCCCACACAAAATGAACGGCGGTAATGTGGCACTCTGGCTACGAATGGTGCAGGTAATTAAGTATGTGCCATACGAAGCACCTTCTCCGTTTGGTAAAGAAGAAGGTTTTAGTGTGGACGATGGAGCTGCCACTCCTTTTGGTGTTGATAACTCAGGTGATGGGTTTGAAGCTGATGATGACAACGATGACGATGATGTTGAAGAAGTCAAAACGCCTTCTAAGCGTAAAAACCAAAAGCCTCAAGCCGACGATGACGATGACGACATCGAAGACCTTATTTCAGACTGGAGTAAATAATACTCATGAGCTACGGCTATACGACACGTATAGGTAGTCTGAACAAAGAAGCTGACCAATCTCTTCTGGGTGTTCGCCTTGGCCGAGTGTGCATTGATTATGATGTACCCGTTGCCGAGGTTTCATCCCAGTTGGGAGTCAGCAGGCAGACTGTTTACAACTGGTTTACAGGTGTTCATGAACCCAATCAAGAACTTACGGAACTGATAGAAGAAATAATAGCTGAATACGACTAATGAAAAAATTCGATCTCATAGACCATGTTGTCCCAAGAGGCGGCGTATACAATGTGATCGGCATGAAGGAGGGTAAGCTTCTACCAAAGTTTACACATAGCTTAGAAAAAGCATACAAGATAGCTAACAAGTTTACTGAGCAAGGCATGGATGTGTACTTTGCTTTGGGTAAGCTGAAAGAAAAAGGCAGTAGGAAGGTTGAAAATGTAGAGTCCCTTGGAGCCATATGGCTCGATATAGACTGCGGCGGGGACAAAGCAGAAGAGATAGAACCCTCTACAGGATTACCAAAAGGCTATGCTAGTCAGAAGGAAGGACTGAAAGCTCTCAAGAAGTTTTGTAACACCGTTGATCTCCCTGAACCTGTAATAGTTAGTTCAGGTTACGGTCTACATATTTACTGGGCGTTTACGGAAGAAGTGCCTACTGAGAGATGGCTGCCTATTGCCAAGCGGTTAGAGCAAGTATGTATTACTAAGAAATTTTGTGCTGATCCAAATGTGTTCGACGCTGCTCGCATACTACGAGTACCGGACACCTACAACCAGAAGAAGGATACTCCTAAGCTAGTAGAGGTACTTAACTCTACAGCCGACCGGTATGCACCCAATGATATCCGTGCGTTGCTTGGAGTAGACCCTGATGAAGTCGCGGTAGCCAAGAAGAAAAGCAGTAAACCTGTGCCAGACTTCTTGCAAAAGCTGCTTGAGCAAAACGAGAACTATAAGTTTTCTAAAATAATAGCAAGAGAAGACCCTTGCCTACAGCTTAAAGACAGTTTGATAAACCGTGAAACTCTGTCGGAACCTCGATGGTTTAACGCACTGTCTCAGGCTAAGTTCTGCATTGACGGCAGTAAGGCCATACACTCCATATCCAGAGGTCACCCTGACTACGACCACAATGCGGTAGAGCGGAAAATAGTCAGCATAAAAGGGCCGCATAGTTGTGAGGAGTTTGAGAAAAACAACCCCGGCGGTTGTAAAGGTTGCGTACACAAAGGAAAGATAAAAAACCCGTACACACTGGGTAAGATTATAAAGAAAGCCCCTGCTAGCCCTGTAAACAGGTTTGAACCTTACTTCAGGGGGGAGAAAGGGGGTGTATACAAGATGGACGGTGACGATCCTGTATTTGTATACGAGCACGATTTCTACATAAAGAAACACATGTGGGACAGTGAAGAAGGCTACGTAGCTGTAGCTGTGTTTCACTCACCTCACGATGGTGTGAGGGAGTTTAATATCCCCACTGAAAACCTAGAGAAGAGAATATTGTTACGTCTGTTATCTAAGAACGGCGTGATTTCAGAGACCGGTAATTCAGCACT